GCTTCTGACGGCCTGCCAAATTCGTATAACCTAGTCGGCGGCACTCGCTACGCGGCTGGCCTTATGATTGTCGGCACTACTCCGGGCACTTGGCAGTGCGCCACGTTAAGTACCGGCGTAATCATGCGACTGCCCCCTATGGTTGCGGGGGTCGTAGGTTCTCTTAATGATCTGCCAACGGCACCGACAAGCGTCTCCAGCGGAACTTTTGTGCTTTACGGGAGAATTTCATGATTACCACTTATCTCGGCGTGATCGACAATGCCTATTAATTTTCCAATAACTCCAACGCTCAACCAGACATCGGTGCAAAACGGACGCACTTTTGTCTGGAGCGGTACGGCGTGGAACTTTGTGAACAACATTATCGGCCACGGCGGCTCGCACGCCGCGAACGGCACAGACGCCGTATTGTTGTCCGCCGCCCAGATAACATCCGGCACGCTCAATGAATCTAGGCTTCCTGCGTCTGCCGTGCTGGCGAGCAGTTTACTGGCATCTGTGAATTCGTCTACCGCAGTCATCGACACAATCCCGCGAAACATCCAAAACACAGCTATCACTTTGACTAGTGGCAGTATGGTTCTGACGTTTTTCACGCCACTAGTGACGCGGACAATCACTCAAATCACGGCAGGCTCCGGCAGCGTTGCAGGGGCAGGGCTGACGCTCGCGAGGCTTGGGCTATACACCTGGGACGAAACGAACGCCACGCTGGTGGCCGCAGTGGCGAGCGACACCACGCTTTTTACTGCCGCCAACACAGTTTATACGCGATCTCTGTCTACGGGCGGTGGCCTGCCGTCCAGCTACACGCTAACCGCTGGGACTCGGTATGGGTTTGCGGTGTTAGTCACCGGAACAACCATGCCGTCCCTCATCGGTTTGAATAGCTCGGGCTTTAACTTTGCAACTATATCGCCGCGCACAAATGGACAGCGGCCATCTCTGACAGACCTATCGACCTCTTTTGGGGTGGGGAATATATCCGTGACTACGAATTTGTTTTGCGCGAGGTTCTCATGACGACCACATACATCGGCGTGATTGACGGCATGCACACATGGGAGGTTCGCGACGAGAGCGGCACCTTGGTCGGCATGAACCAGCAGGCCGTGGACGACTCTGTACCGGCGAGCGTCTCCGCTCGCCAGATACGCCTATGGCTGCTGCGTCAGGGCATTAGCCTCGCACAGGTCGATGCGGCCATCGACGCCATCCCCGACCAGCTACAGCGAGACTCAGTGCGGGTGGAGTGGGACTACGCGCCTTACATAGAGCGGTCACACCCCATGCTGCCACCAATTGCCCAGGCTCTGGGGCTAACCGACATCGACGCGGCTTTTCGGGAGGCGGCGACGATCTAGAGGGGACAATAGTCTTTAGGCCCACTTTCGCAGGTTTTCCATGCCCCCTCCACGCCTCAAACGCAGTAATACCTCCGGTACTGTCCCTGCGTCATTAGAGGACGGGGAGATCGCCATCAACCAGGCGGATGGCCGGCTGTACCATCGCACTGTCGCTGGCGGCGTGTCATCTTTCACAGCCGCTCCAAGCGATGGGAGCATAACGACTGTATCGATAGTAGACGGCAGCATCACCACGGCGAAGATTGCGAACTCGGCTGTCACGTATGCCCAAGTCCAGAACGTGTCTGCGACCGACAGGCTGCTTGGTCGCTCCTCCTCTGGGGCTGGTGTTGTCCAAGAAATTATCTGCACAGCTTTTGCTAGAAGCATCTTGGATGATGTAGACGCTGCGGCAGGCAGGGCCACACTGGGGCTTGGCACTGCTGCCACGGCTGCAAGCACTAGCTTTGCGGCTAGCTCCCACACACACGGGGCCAGCGAGATCGTCTCTGGCACCCTCGCAGACGCCCGCCTTTCTACCAATGTAGTGCTTACTGGCGACTCACGCCTGACAAACGCTCGCACGCCAACCGCACATAGCAGCACCCACGCCGCTGGGGGAACAGACCCGTTGGCTCTGGCCATATCGCAGGTGACGAATCTGCAGACCACGCTGGACGGCAAGCAGGCGTCGGGTTCCTACGCCCCTGCCACGCACACCCACACAGCCGCCCAAGTGTCCGGGCTCGCGGCCGTTGCGACGAGCGGCTCCTACGTAGACCTAACCAACAAGCCTGCGATCCCTGCTGCCACCACCAGCGCTACGGACTTGGTATCTGGCACGCTTGCGGATGCTCGCCTGACGGCCAACGTAGTCCTGACGACAGACTCCCGCCTGACTAATGCCCGCACACCAACCGCCCATACGCACGGCAACCTGACCAACGCTGGGGCTATCGGGACAACGTCAGGCGTGCCAATCATTACGACCACCTCTGGCGTTCTGGCTGCTGGCACATTCGGCACCGCAGCCGGGAGCTTTTGCCAAGGGAACGACTCTCGCCTGTCCGATGCCCGTGCGCCTACCACACACAACCACACTGCCTCACAGATCACAGACTTCGCCACGCAATCAGCTTTGTATGGCCCAGTGACCAGCGTCAACGGCCAAGCGGGGGCTGTAACCGTCTCCGGTGTCACTGACGGCGACAAGGGTGACATCACTGTCTCGGGCACCGGGGCGACATGGACGATTGACAATAGCGCCGTCACATACGCCAAGCTCCAGAACGTCTCTGCGACCGACCGGCTCTTGGGCCGCTCCTCTGCGGGGGCCGGTGTGGTGCAAGAGATAGCCTGCACAGCATTTGCCCGTAGTCTCTTGGATGATACAGACGCAGCAACCAGTCGAACAACCTTGGGGCTGGCCACTGTTGCAGCGACGGGCTCCTATGTCGATCTCTCCAACAAGCCTACTATCCCGGCAGCTACTACCAGTGCCACAGACTTGGTGTCTGGAACCTTGGCCGATGCTCGCCTGACGGCTAACGTGGTGCTTACAGGCGATGCGCGGCTTGCCAATGCCCGCACTCCAACCACTCACAAGGCGAGCCATGCAGTCGGCGGCGTGGATGCTTTGTCCCCCGCGGACATCGGCGCTGTCCCCTCGTCCGGCGGAACACTCACTGGCACTCTTACGCACGCCGCGGCGCAGACGTTTGTCTCTGCAGGTGGGTCTGCCGCGAGCCCGGCGTACTCGTTTACGGGTGATACCAACACCGGGATGTTTTCTTCTGCCGCCGACACACTTGGTCTGTCCACTGGTGAAGTGCAGCGGCTGCAGATCGATGCCAATGGGAATGTGGGCATCGGCAACAACGCATTGAGTAACGTCCGCCTGACCGTGGCCTCCACGCTGACGAACGTGACCGGGTTCGGCATGCAGTGCAACACCGTCTCTGCAGCAACGAGCAATGGGGCCTATAGCGTATTTGGATCGCAAGCACAGGTAACCCACAACATCACTGCCGGTCTATCGAATACCGGCGTCTCCCGCGCGATGTTTGTGTCTTGTGCCCGCAACAACGGGTTTTCGACAGACGCGGGGAGTCTAGGGTTTATACGCGGAATGGAGTTTCAATACGGCCACGGCAACACAAATGCTGCGATAAGCCCCACAACGACACAGGTAATCGGACTGCAAATGGTGCCGCTGTTGGGCCCCGGAACGATGACAGAACTCTATGACATCTTTGTTGGCGCGCCCGCGCACGGCACAGGCACCATCGGAAATCATTTCTCCATATTCCAAGCAGCGGCGACCGCCAAGAACTATTTCGCTGGTCACGTTGGCATCGGGACGACCACGCCCGCAACCAAGCTGGATGTCTCTGGTTCTATCCGCGCTTCGTCAGGCATCTTGTTCGGCGCTGACACGGCTGCGGCTAACACGCTGTCGGACTACGAAGAGGGCACGTGGACTCCGGCGTTCACTACCGGCTTTTCGTCCGTGACCGTAACTGAGGCCCTCGGCCGGTACATCAAAATAGGCAAGACAGTCACCGCTCATCTTCGGCTCAGCGTGAGCGCGTTCACGGGCAACGGAATGCCTGTTGGTGTTTCGCTGCCGTTCACTGCGGCGACTTCGACCTTTGGCGGTGGATTCGTTCACTCCAGCAATGCCTTTCTCGCCACCGCCACGGCCCCGCCCATGGTAGGTGGGCCGGATTCGGGATCGTCCGGCGCTGTTTTAAGCAAGGCGATTGGTGAAGGGTTCACGGCTAGCGATTTCAAAACTCCAAGCTGGACGATAGGGCTCACAGTTCTTTACACGGCAGGGTAACTATGGCACTTACGCAAAGTTCAGAAGTAGACCGGGTGGAAGTGGTGGGCGTGTATCGCTCCGTCCAAGTGCGAGAGTCCATCATCGTCCGCGACGGTGACAAGGAGATTGCAAGCAACTTCCATCGCCACATCATCAATCCCGGTGATGATTACTCGGCCGAAACTCCGCTTGTCCGGGCCGTATGCGCGGCCGCGCATACTGAGGAAGTGGTTGCCGCATACCAAGCCAGCCTGGGCGAGCAGGCGTGACCGTGCTGGCAGACTGTTCTGAACCGAACGCCAGAACTGCTCCAGGCGTACCAAGACCGCACTTCCGGGGGCAAACACCAACAGCGCGTGTACGCCTAGCCGCCCTCGCAGGCCACTAGCCTATAGAGGAAAGCCCAGTCTTGGAGGGCCATTCCAACGCTGTCCGCTGCTGCCCCCCCGGAGCCTGAGCCTGACGTATGACTCTCCTGACTTACTACGACGCGGTCGAACATCTCATCACCAGCAGTTCGGGTGGCCCGCAGGATGCGGAGCAGACCGACATCCGCACATCCATCCAGCGCGCCTACAGCGAACTCTCAACGATCCGTGACTGGAACTACTACCAGACTCACGGCCGGATTCGGTTCTCCATCAACTGGTACGGCTCGGTTACCTACAGCCAAGACACAAGGTTCTTCGACCTGTCGTCTGGGGACGCATTCCCGACCAACTCGGTGCTGTCGCGCATGCGACTCAACAACACGGTCGCCAAGATCGCCACCCGCGTCAGCAGCACCCGACTGCTGTGCGACCCGATCCTGACTCCATCCAGCGATTTCCTCAATCCCACAGCAGCCACGCTGTACCAAGACACCTTCCCCCTGCCGTCCGACTTCCGGTCGCTGGACTCCCCAATCGACCATGTCGCTTGGACGCGGTTCATCTACGTGTCGGCCGACCAAGCGATGAAGCTGGAGAACGCTAACAACCTTGCAGGACCGCCGCATGCGTGGACGGTCATCAAGGATCCGCATGGCACTGGGTGGGCGATTAAGGTCGTTGGGTATCCGGTCGCCAACTCCAACTTGGACTTCACGTATCGCCGCCTGCCGCGCCGCCTGCGGATCTCGGGCCATGAGGCTAGCTCGCGTCAGGGCACGGTGACCATCGCTGGCACGGCCGTCACTGGCACGGGCACTGCCTTCACAGCCGCCATGGTTGGTTCGGTCATGCGAGTGGGCACCGCCACTGATTTCCCAGGCAGCGATGGATCGCTTCTCCCCTACCAAGGAGAGGCAGTTATCGCATCAGTCGCCAGCGCCACCTCTTGCACGTTGGCCACCTCCCTTACGGCAACGGGGGCGAAGTACCTCGTCACCGACATAGTGGACATGTCGCCTGGGATGAATAACGGATTCTTGTCCTGTGCGGCGTACTGGCTGGCCCGCACACGCAACACCAAGCCGGACAACGCCTTCGCCATGTACCAGCGGGACTTGCGTCTGGCCATGGAGTCTGATGCCCTCACTCCGTTCCAGCAGCCGCAGCGAGTGATCTTCGATGCTATGGCGTGGAGGACGCCGCTGCAGGCCGACAACTTCGATGGAGGTAATCCATGATCGTCATCGACAAATGGGCTGGGCTGGTCACAAACGCCTCGCCGTATTCCATACCTCCCGGCTCAACGGTACAGCAAGTCAACCTGCAGTGCTTGGTGCCGGGGAAGCTCACTGTGCGCGCTGGCCTGTCGCCCATCACGTTTACTTCTGCCGACTCCACGGCATCTCCTGTTGTGTCAGCCTTCCGATACCAGAGCGGCACACAAGAGCATCTCGTCTACCAAGACTCGGCCGGACGCATCTACTCCTCCGTGAAGACAGGCAGCGCCTAATGACCTATCTGGCCCAGCGTCGATCCGGCCAAGTCGTCTCAATCTCAATAACCACTGGCGGTTCCGGGTACACCGCTCCACCTTCAGTGAGCTTTTCTGGCGGCGGCGGCACGGGCGCTGTCGGACTTGCCCACATGGCCGGTACGCAGGTTGAGTCTGTTGTTATCACCAATGGTGGAACAGGCTACACATCCGCCCCCACGGTCACTCTCTCTGGCAATGCCTTGGCGTCCGCGAGCGTCTACGCGGGATCTATCATCCCGGCGTCGTTTGTCCGCTCCCGCTTCAATGATCTGTACGTGTTCGATGGCATGGGCCGCGGCCTGCGCTGGGATGGCTCCGCAGGCACCATGCAGCCAATCGGGTTGCAGAAGCCCTACAAGGGACCGGCAGTCGCTATCGCAAGTTCATCAATGGCTGGCTATGTGGATGCGGTCAATGTCGTCAGCCCCGGCAACGGCTACTCGGTCGCTCCGACAGTCACGTTCTCTGGCGGCTCCCCAACCACCACTGCAGTGGCGCGTGCGGATGTCGCTGGCGGAAGGGTTGTCGGCATCACCATCTCGGAGCCTGGGGCGGGCTACACATCTGCTCCAGCCGTGTCCCTGAGCGTCAGCAATGCGGCTGGTGCGACGTTCTCTGTTGGCGTCTCTGGATCTGTGCAGGCCGTAACTGTGGTCAATGGCGGCACGGGCTATACCTCCACTCCCACGGTGGTGTTCTCCAGTGCGCAGGGTCTGACCGGCGCGAACGCTGTCGTCACCGTATCGGACACTGGCGTTATCTCGGCCGTAGACCTTCGCTCTGGCGGCAAGGGAGCGACTGGCGCTGTGACTGCTTCGCTGACTGGAGGCGGTGGTGCGGGTGCCGTCCTGTCTGTCGGCATGCAGTACGGGGTAGCGGCGGTGACGGTCACCAACGGCGGGACCGGCTTTCTCTCGCCGCCCACCATCTCATTTCAGCCCGACTCCACCGACGATACAGCCTCTGCAGCCGCGGCCACTGCGGCGGTGTCCGGCGGAAGCATAACGAAGGTATCTGTCTATGGCGCTGGCAGCTACGCCTTGCCGCCGACTGTGGCGCTTGGCGACTACAACGCCACTGCCACCGCGACTGTCTCCAACGTCCTGCGCGGCAAGTATAAGTGCGCGATCCGATACATCGACTCCACGCCAGAGAAGTTCCGCGGCCCGATCAGTTCTTCGATTTCGGAACTGGTTGAGGTTGACGTTCAAAACGGTGCGTCCTCTTTGACCTGGACGCTTGCGCACGCGGGGCTGGACGACCGTGTCACTGCCGTAGAGTTGTGGCGCACCACCTCCGACCAAAGCGTCCTGCTGTTCCGCGTGGCGAAGATCCTGCGGTCGGCCGGGAATTTTACTGGCACGTTCACCGATACGTTCACTGACGAGCAGCTGTCTGATGCGGAGCGCGATGGCTACGGCTTGCTGCCTGTGACGCTGCCTAGCGGCCAGCTGAACGCCCGCCGGTTTGGAGTGCCTCCCGGGAATTTCTCAGTGGCGTGCATGTTCCAAGACCGCTGCTGGCTGGCCGTGGATACGACCGGCGAGAAACCCAACAGCCTCTACTTCTCAGAGGTGGACGAGCCAGAATCCATCCCCTTGGAAAATGAGCTTGTTGTCCAGGAGAACGCTGGCGACTCCGATGCAGTGGTGGCCCTCATCCCTCTTGGCTCATTTCTAGTCGCCGCCCAGTCCCGGCACCTATACAAGCTGAACTACGTGGCCCAGCCAGTGCTGGATGCCAGCATCATGCTGGTGGCCTACCGCGGCGTGCTGAACAGCCGCTGCTGGGATGTGATGGGCGGCGTGGCTTTCATTGCGGATAGCTACGGGATGTACGTATTTGACGGCCAGGGCGACCAGCCTATCTCCGTGCCGGTGGACAACTACTGGCGTGACGGCATCATCGACTTCTCAAAGTCCGCGCTGTTTTTTGTGCGGGCCGACTTGGCCACCAAGGTTGTCCGATTCTTCTACTGCAACTCCACAGACTCCTCGCCCGCCCGCGCGCTGTGCTACTCGGTAACTACCAAGTCTTGGTGGGACGAGCAGTACGCAGTGCCACTGACTGCAGCGGCACCCTATGCAGTTGGCGGGCAGCAGGGGGTTGCGTACGCCGCGTCTGGCTTCGTACGCATGGCTGGTTACTCGGACAACGGCACGGCCATCCCGTACAGCTTCCGTTCCGGCAACATGGAGCTAGTGAATGAGGACAGCAGGCAGGCCGTGAGCGTACTGTACACGCCGACTACTGGCGATGCCCCGCTCTCGCTGTCTCGCTACTTCAACGGCTCCGATACCCCGCGTCCGAATGCCGTTGCCAGTGATCGGGGGGATGGGTTTGTCCCAGTCGTCCCGGGCGCGGAGTCCGTTTTGAACATGAAACGCACCCGCTCTACTCTCGGGGAGGCGAGCGGTGTTGCACGCGCCATGTTCAGCGGCGGCAATGAAGAGCGCTCTGCCGGTGCCGACAGGCATGTCGCCGTAGCGTTTGCCGGTACTCAGTCGTCGTCCGCGAACACTCCTTCCATACACACGGTCGTTGTGGAGGGTGCGAAGTAGTGTTTACGCAAAGCATGCCGCAACTGGCGCAGGCTCTGTCCGGCGCTCTCCCAGAGGCCGCGCTGCGGCAGCTGATGCAGGCTCTCGGTAACTGCCAGCAGCCGCTCTCGCACCGCGGTGCGGTCAATATCCAGCCCCCAAACACCACAGGCGCTGGTGGTCTGGCGCGGCCAGGAGTGTGGAGAACATCCGACTACCGCGATCTGCTGCCTACCGCTGGCCAAGACACGTTCATTGATGTCGCTGGTGACACTTACAACAACACCAACAACACCAACAACTACGACGGTCACCAGTTCAATTTCCCGATCAACCAAGACTTCAACTACAACAACTACTTCGGTGGCGACACGTTCAACGTCGCAGGCAACAGCACGTTTGAAAACACCACCATCAACAACACAACCACCGAGAACCTCAACACCACCAACCTTAATGTTGACTACATCAACAACACCTACGTTGGTCAAGCCGGTCGCGATGGCGCGAGCGGGCGTGACGGGCGCGATGGCATAACCACCATCCTTTTTGGCGGCGGTGGTTTCGTTCCGATGCAGTGGCCTTTCACTAACGGCCGCACGCGCATTCTGAAGAGCGTGATTGTTAACGGCACAGTAGGTGTGCCGCACGCGACCAACGCCTACGTGTTCGACAAAGCGGTGACGGTTGGCACCACGGACAGAAACAAGGAGTTTACGGTCACGGGAACCGTGGAAGTTCCGACTGTCGAAAGCGCAAGCCTCAGTGCCATCAGCGCCTCCGGTACGGTAACCCTGCCGACCGTCACGGGCGGTTCATTATCGGGTGCCACAGCGAGCGGCAACATTTCCTACGACACGTACCCGACCGCTACGTGCAGCACCATCACTGGCACGGTATCTCTTCCTACTGGCGGGTCGCTGTCAGGAGCGACGGCTGACGGCACCATTTCCTACGACACTTACCCAACAGCTACCTGTGGCACTGTGTCAGGAACCGTCTCGCTCCCAACCACCGGGGCACTCGCTGGCGCAACGGCCAGCGGCACAATCACGTACGACATATACCCGACCGTCAACGTGGGATCCGTGACTGGATTGTGCTCGGTGCCGACGACGGGATCTTTTACCGCAACGCCAGAGGGCATCAAAGCAGACGCTTCACTGGGTTCTCTGGCAGGAACGGTCACCATCCCGATTCCGACCGGAGGTTACTTGGACGCCTCCTGCAAGTTAGTGCTTACAACCACCAACCAGACCTACAACGTGACCTTCACGGGCACGCCCGGGGTGACCATTAGCTCGCAGGGAAGTGTTGCGGGCAGTGTTTTGCTGGGCGGTGAAACGAGCCGTAGCCTTACTATCTTTGGCCCATCCGTAACTCTGAACAAGTCCACCGCAACCGTCACGCCGACGTTCACGGTCGCAGGTGGTACGGTCGCCCTGTCTGGCTCCACATCTCGCGCGTTGTCAATCACAACGCCAACCATCTCGCTCACCAAGACAAATGCCACCGCCGCGTTTTCTGCTCCAGTTTCCGGTGGTGTTGTTTCGCTGACTGGCTCTACAGCCACCGCCGTCTCCATCACCACGCCCACCGTCACACTCACAAAGTCCTCCGGGTCCGCATCTGCCTCGCTCACGGTGAATGGCGGCACGTTCACTCCAACGAGCGGCAGCACCACATCGACAGTTACGGTCAGTGCTACTGGAGCCACCGTCACGCTAACGGCGGGCACCATTGATGTGCCCGCGTCCTTAAGTGGTTCAATAGCAGTCAAGGAGCCTACGGGCGAAGGGACTCTGAAGGACGACGAGGTGTCACTGGATGAAGAGCAGGAGACAAAGAAACTGGACATAACAGTAGTGCAAAAGGCAGACTTTCTCGTTTATTTGAGGCCGCGCATCTAATGGCGTGTCCATGTTGCGAGACAGGCCGGTGCTGCAATGGTGCCACTTGCACTGCTACGGGAGCCTCTCAGTGCGCTGCCACTTCCGGCACGTTTACAGCGGGCGGGAATTGCACGCAGTACGCATGCACCGCCCCCGTAAACCAGCCTTCAGTCTCCCCGCAATGCACTCTTGCGGATGCGTGCCAGTGCAGTAATGCAGGTAAGATTCTGCACGCCCCCTACACTACATGCAATTGTGTCACGCTGACTTCGGGCGGTGTCTTTAACGGCGGGTGCCCAAGCTACTACTGCAACGCATGCGACACCGCCACGGGTGTCTGCGTTCTCACCTGCCCTGCTCCTCGTTCCTGCTGTGCCGGAACGTGCTGTCCGCTGTCGCAGAGATGCGATAATGCCAGCGGGAACTGTGTGAACAAGTGTACGACCGGCGCGTTTTGCGCTGGCACGGGTTCGGCCTACGCCTGTTGCACATCTGGACAGAAGTGCTGCGGGTCATCTGGATGTCTTCCTGCATCGACCACCAGCTTCACCGTCGATGTCACCACAAACGAGTGGCTGAACACTGGCGTGACGCTTACGGCGGGTTCAGCCGTGGCGATCTCGGCCACGGCGAGTTGCGACCGCTGCGCTGCCGGGACAGTGGAGTGGGCGGGAGCCGGTTCGACTGCCACGCCCAATGGCGTGCCTGCTGCTGACTGCTCCAATTCGAACAGCGTGGTGTTTGCTATTTGCCACATGGCTCTCATTGGCAGGATTGGCCTAACAGGCACCCCCTTCTTGGTTGGCTCAAGTTACTCCGGGTCGCCTGGGGCGGGCCTGTTGTACCTGCGCCAGAACGATTCAAATACTGGAGACAACCGCGGAACTTTCACCGGGACCATCACACCGGACCCCTGCCCCGGCTACACGCCCGCAGCCATTGGTGATCCAATCGTTTACGCGGCCGGGGAGGAACCACCAAAATCGTTACCGGGGCCGGGGGCTGCGCTGAAATCCATCCTC